CATTGTCCAACCTTCATCATCACGGACTCACGGAAAGCAGTATATGTTTGTTTAAGATGTATACTTTCTACTAGCTTTGCTAATGCCCATGCGTCAGTTGGTGCGTTAGGGGTAGGTGTACCTGTCATCAACCACAAACGTGTTTCCATGTTCTTGGCTAAGAACTTCCTGATCACTTTGTATCTGTTTGTAGATGGGTTACGAAACACAGCGGCTTCATCGACAATGATTAAGTCAAACCTTCCTTGTGCTTCCTCGGATATAATATTGAAACCATCGTGATTGATTATGTAAAAGTCACACTCGGTTTGAAGTAGCTTCTTTCTTCGTGCGCTTGTACCATGTAAAGTAACTGATTGTCTGTGGGGAAAATTCATAAAGATACTGTCACCCCATACTCGTTCAAGGGTGGACAGTGGGGATATAATAAGGACTCGCTTTACTTCACCTATGTTCATTAGGTAGTCAGCCGCCCATAAAGCAGATTGTGTTTTACCAGTACCAATCTCATTAAGTACTAGTGCCTTTCTATTCATAGTAAGAAAAGCAGATGTCATCTTTTGATGTTCGTATGGTTCAAACCTACCTGCCCATTCATAGTAGTGCAGTATAGGTGCAGGTGCTTTGATACCTAGATTACGTAGTACCTTGACTTCATCATTACGGTGAGGCGTGACAACAAGTTCTGCTCCGTTGTACGACATCACCCGCGCAGTCGGAATAGTTTCCAACACCTTGTTTGGATGTGTCAAGTTTAAGGCTAATGCCTTTGCTTGTTCAACGACTAGCATTTATATATGTCCTCACTTCTTCTATTGTCTCATCATCAAATACAACAAAACATTTACCACCTGCGTCTTCGATCTGTTTCATACAGCTTAGCTGTAAGGCAGTGGGTTTCTTTGTCCTATCTGCCTTACACTCTATTCCTACAAACCTACCATCAACGATGGCAACTCTGTCGGGAATCCCTGCTCTACCAAATGGCCCTGCTTGTGGGCTGTAATACCATATGTTTTCAGACTTTAACATCTTGTCAAGTTTACGTTTTATTTTACCTTCCGGTGTACTAGACATGATATAATTATCTTTACAGTATTGTCAAGTTATATTCTAGCAAATTCACAAATATTTTTTGCAGGACACCAATTACATAACCCACTAGGTCTAGCAGGCCAGTTATCATGTTCCTGTGATTCTTGTATTCTTCCAATCCTTGCAAGCAAATCAGCCCATAACAAATTAGTTTGACTTTGTTTGAATGTCTCAGAATCTAGAGACATATCTTTAAGCCATACGAATGTTGATTGTACTTTTGTAACTTGTGGGAAATGTTTGAATACTTGTAGAGCGAACATCTGTAACTGTGTAAAGTCGGGTCTTCGCTTACCTGTCTTCCAATCCATAACGATTGCCTTATCATCAATGATAATTAACACATCGAGTATGCTGCGTAGCCAAGCGTCATCCGCCCACCAACCTGTTGGTGTAAGGTTTTCATTTAGGCACAGCTGTTTCTCTGCATACAACTCTCCCTCTCCAACCATATTCTCTATTGATTTACATAAGGCTTCGTATGATTCTGTTTCTTTGGATAGTGGTTTAGCTTTGACTAATCTATGCTCAAGGTCTTCATGCACTCGCTCACCATATCTTGTAGCATCACTACCTGTGTCCTTAACTTCTTTAGTTATACGTTGGTGGTAGTATCGCTTCGGGCAGTTCTCGTACATCTTAATAGATGAGAATGAATGAGTTAATGACATCGAACCTCCATAGCAGTATGATGCGTAGGCGGTGTACACCCACGCATATATAAACAATACATTAACTTGACATCCTTTTCAACACATCATGTTTGAGAGTTTCAACAAACCCTACAAGTTTTAATGTGTCATCAATCTTAGTCGAGTACCTAACGTATTGACCTTTTATTTTTAACAGAACAACTACATCCCCTACATCTTCATCGTTAGCTTCTGTAATTTCTTCTGTTAGTTCCTTGATAACTTTCAAGGCACTTTCTTTTTTACTCATTTTGCGTCTCCATAATTATAGCCTACGCCCGACTCGCAAGCGACTGGCAAATCTTTAGCCCAGCTGGGGGCTGTAGACATTCTTCTCTCAACAAGTTGTCGTGCGTGTGTCTCATCGGCTGCCGGGGCACATATGATTACCTCGTCATGTACTTGAAAGACTACATGATAAGACTGACCAATAGATGCCATCTGCTCTGATACAACTATACGAGCCAACGCTTGAACAACGTTCTCTGTTACCTTGCCCCCATAGATACGAGTCCAATCAATATTAACTTGCTCGCCAGTCATCACTCGCTTGTGTGCTAACTTACGGAAAGTTCTAGCGTCATTGATATACTCATAACCATCTGAGCCATTACGCAATGCAGGATATATAATGCGTAGTTTATTGGGTAAGATAATCCCCTTACTATCATAGTGTACTAAGTCTGATATTTGACCCGACCTACCTGCCACCATTTCTGATAGAGCATGACCACATCTATTCCAAAGCGATGCGATCTTGTGGTTCTTCTGCCTATATAAATTGACAATCCTCTGAGCTTCGTACTCATCGACATCAACAGATATACCACCTTGTCCTAGAGCAAGTGTTGCCCTAAACTTCTTTGCACCCATGCCATAACCTAAACCAAGGATACAAGTCTTACCTACAAATCGTTCAACCTTGTCATCCTTCGTCACTTTCTTGCCATAAACTTCACTGGCAAACTCACTATATACATCACGACCTTGCCTAAATGATTCAACCAAATCATCTTGACCTGCAATGTAGGCAACCATTCTTGCTTCTATCTGTGACGAATCACAAGCAATCAACACATGGTCTTCGGGTACGGATAGTGACCTACGGATAGCACCATTCCTAGGTAGGTTCTGTAAGTTCAGCTTATCACCACCACTAAACCTGCCTGTGTGCGCTCCATAATAATTAAGCATGATAGGCAAGCGACCTCGCTCAGCCACTTTTATTAAGTTCTCTGTCCGAGTCTCCTCAATCGTGGACTTTGTGCCGAGTCTTGCCGCCACCAGATTCTGGACTTTAGGACTAGGATGCTCCAACAAGTTGGTGAATGCTTTGTCTGTCTTAGCAAACGCATACGTTTCCTTGCCTGTACGCAAGCTAGTTTTCATTGGGGGTTCGACACCGACTGTCTGCAATAGCTTTGCGAATATCTGATTAGACATCAAAGCCTTTTTGACTTTCTCCTGACTCAATCCTTTGAGTGACAAATCATCAATAAGTTTCTGTTTGTCTGCCTTTACTTTCTCGAGATGCTGAGTCAACACATCGGTATCTAATATAATAGTAGGCTCTGTATACATCCGTAGTGTTTGGTCGATGACCATTAACTCGGACGCAGGAAAGTTCTCTGCCTTTAGTTTTTGGAATAGTTTATAGGTGAGGTCTACATCATTAACACAATAACTAGCATACTTATCTAGTTCTTCGGGTGTGAAGTCCTTACGTCTTTTACCTAACGCATTAATTACTTCATCACCTTTTGCACCTAGTTTGTAGTGGTGTACTAATGCTTTTAATGAGCCACCTACTGTTGAGTTATGAAAGGGTCTTGCCATAGATAATGTGTCAAGCCAAAACCTCGGCTTAATATTATATAGCCATGACAAGATAGCCCCATCAAACACGCAGTTGTGAGCAAGTATCGCCTTGTCGGAATAGTCCAACGAGTTAAGAAACTTGCCCACATTGTTACCACTATACCAATCAGTAGGGTGGTCATTAACTTTGATACCTACACCAATAACCTCAAACCTGCCGTCACGAACATAGGCTTCAGTTGTCATCTTAGACAATGAATACTCTCTGTCGTAATACGTTTCGAAATCAATGGTGACTATATCCATAACTACTCCTTGCCTTCCGACATTTCTGCTGCAAGTGCAGAGTACCCACATGTGTCAACATAGTTGTCTATGTGTGATGGGTTCTCATGGATCCTTGCAATCTTCAACAAGGCTAGCATTATTGGAACATCACTAGGTTTAATAAAGTCAATCAAACCCAAGTGTGTATTCCAATACTGTGCTGTCATAGTGGCATTGTTAACAAAACTTCCGTGGTCTTGCTGTCTAGCTTTGCTAACCATGTCATTAGCTGTCATCAGTACACTAGTTCTATTGACCAATGCCTTCCGTTCTTTGTCTTTAGCTTCTTTCTCAAAGACTTCCTTCGGTGTACCTGCCTTTGCTTTAAGGTCATACACATAGTTGACACTACACTTACAAGCCTTTGCTACATCGCTAGCTTTGGCAGTAGGATTCTTAGACAGGTATTGCCATACCTTCTCATACTTCTTCGACTTCATCTTTACCTCTTTGTAAACTATATATTTCCACACCTTTACCACATTGTAAAGAATATTCACAAGCTATTTCCACAGCCTTACGAGCATCAGCACCCATAGCTAATGCACCGAAAGCGAAATCTCTACCATGTCCAAAGGCACACACATTGAAGCCCCTATGTTCGGGGTAGGCAGTACCATCATAGACCCACAACCCATCTTGTCTTATGACAATAAGTTGAGCTGTGTTAGGTCGTATCTCTGCCGGATACTTGTCGGGCAAAGCCCCATCTTTGTACCACTCACGTAGTGTTACAATATGTGACAATAACCCAACACCCGAAACAATGTTGACTTCACCATTACTAGATACATACCAAGCCTTTGATGACTCCCATTTAAGAGAGCCATCATTAGCTTGTCTATCAGTAGCTAGATTCATTCCATCCCAAACTACGACTGTCATAAGACACTCTCAACATGGGGTGAAGACCAATAACCTTTGTACTTGTCCTGCTTCTTTTCATCATGTCCTTCTCTCTCAAAGACATTGAATCGTCTACGCAGTTCGATACTCATATCGTTGAGTACCTTATCAAGGGTTTTCCTTAGGTCATCAGCAGTTGGCTTGCTAGACATGTAGTACCCACTGTGTGACGTCTGAACCAAACCGACTAGCAGTTCTTTAGGATAGTCACAGTCACGAATACATTTCTGTAGTAGGGTAGTCCATTCTTCAGCAGACCAATCGGGTTGTTTCCAATGGTGTTGACCACTTGGATTGCTCTGTCTTTTGTCCCATACCTCATCAACAATACCATCAAGAGCATGGACTTTGATTCTAGCTTTCATACCTCGCTTGAATTTAGTCAGCATTTTACGCCATTCTTTACGCTTCTCGGGATTTTCTACAAACTTGTCGTCAGGTCTTTGATTGAGACATTCGCCGGTAAGCATGTGAAAACGCAGACCCTTGAAGTATGATGGGGACTCCTTCATAACATCACTGTGTACTTGGTAGCCGTAATGCCAGTGACTAAAGTACTGGTCTTTAGCTTTAGCATCATCGACTTCTTGTTTAGTCATAGCCAACAGTTCTTTACGCTTTGCTTTTATTTTCTCTTTTGATATTTCAGTCATAGTCTGAGTATGTAAGGCACGATACAAACCCTTACGATGTCTCATGAATGTAAACGGATACCACCTGTGGAAAGCACCCACCATTGATTGACTCTGTTGCCAAATAGTCATTGGCTCAGCAATAAACTCAATGATGTTGTCAGGTGTTATCTTGGCTAGCTTGACTTCACCATAGTTGAGAAGAACAATGTACACTACATCACCTTCCATAGTCAGCTTAGACCACTGAGTTACAGGCTTACCCTTAGTTTT